TTTTGTTTCGTCACTCCTGTTTCGGGATGTGAATGATATTTTCTCACGTGTGGAAGTCGTATGGTCAGTGTAATCATTGCGACCACCAACCACCAGATTATAAGTATCCTTTCTGACAACAAATGCTTGGTCTACTAACAACTCTTCTATATCACACATTTCGCCAGCTGTGTCACATATCATTAGTATTTCTTTCTTGAAGTTATTAACACCGTGCTTCTTGGTGGCACTCGTAATGTATATACCAGAACCCATATAACCATCATCAATGTTGTTTGTTTTATGTCGCCCAACATAAATCTGTTTTGTGATAATGTTAGTTATTTTGTAGATTGTGAAGTAGGGTACAGCCATTAGTATGTTGCCTCGTCTTGTAATGTAACAACACCGTACACTTCTTTGTAAACGGTGGCGCCCGAAGTTACTTCAATGTCGTATACGGCTGTATCGAAGTCCAATGCTTCGGTTTGTGTTGCCGTTAAAGATAGTTGTATCTGGCCGTCTGTGCCATCGGTTATGAAAGATGTGGTGAAGTCTATCACACTATCTTCTTCGTTATAATCTGTTCGTATCTTCGCTTCGAGTGTGCTAGTGCTATAATCAAAAGGTGTTAGCGACCCAAAGTACAATGTATTAGTTGGTGGTTGTTTATTTGTGGTGTCTAAGATGCATTTATATGTGAGGTTCTTATACTCAATGACATCATCGGCTTTATATTCTGTTAGTTCAGTCCACTTGCCACGATAGTTAATATAAATTTCAGAGTACTTTGTAAAAGTCCTAACGAATGTGCTGCCTTTAACAATCTCTAAATCTAAGCGTGCAGCCATTATGATCTCCTTGCTCTGTTTATCTTTTGGGCGTAAGCTGTACCTACACGCTCAAGTAAAAATTGTACCCTTGCTGGGATGAGTGTATTTGGCTTGCCATCACTGTTATATGTAAAGCTAATGGTGCCTCCAATGGAGGTGGATGCTACTTCATCCCAGTTATCGCTCTGCGCGTTATTAACTTCATTCTCAAATAACCATATCGCCATCTCGCAGGTTGCATCTATAATATCTTGTGGGATAGCATCGACGAAAATGGCGTTACCGCGTCTGTCAACAACACCGGTGCGCGGATATTCTAAATTTTGTACAGATGATGTTGGTGTGCCTACTGAGCGACGCAATTCTGTGTCTACTACTTCGGTGGCAGCAAGTAATAGCTTTTTAATTAGTGTGGTTTGCGAGCTCTTGGGTGCAACATCTGGGTTTATGAGTTTCTCAACGTATGAGTTGAAATCTTCTACGGTGGCGTAGCTATTGCTGGTTGCGCCACCTATGGTCGCGTCAAAATTAAGTGCCATTGTGTATCTCTCCTGGGGCTATGCAACTTATTTATGATAACACTAGGATGTATGCATATGAAGCAAGCGGCCGTAAAAAAGCCCTAATTAAAGGGCTTTTTACTTTACATCTTAGAGGAAGTAAATTATAACACTTAGCCTAAAACACGAACAGCTAATTCATTACGTAGTTCAGTAACACCAAACAGTGTGCTAAATGACCACTGAGTTTGATTCGCTAAACGAGTAACTTCAAGCTGAATTGTTAAGCCTGTTACTGGGTCTGTAACATACGAGATGTTGCCACCCTGGTAAACATCAGCTTTAGGGCGTGATGCAAGTACAAATGCATCACGGTGGAAGCATAAGTTTGAAGTGCTTGAAGCTTTTAAAGTTACAACAGAAGCTGCACCAGTAGTCTTCTTCAATGCTGGGAAGATTGAAACGTTAGTGTTACCAACGATCAAGCTAACATCTTCTTGTACGGCGTAAGTTTGTGTATCACCAGCGATAGTGATCAAGTCACCTGCAACAAGTGGAGCCGCGTTTGTAGCTTTTGCAAGACTAATAACGCTTGAACCAGCTGTTTGTGCGCCATTACAAGTAAGAGCACCAGCAGTTAATGCTGTTGAAACGTGATCGCTAACATTTTGGTCGACCATGAAGTCCATACCGAACTTTCTGCCTATGTAGCCTTCTGTAACACCAGCTGTTGAACCGCTCTTAGATGCATCGTTGAATAAATCCAAACCAAGTGCGTTAGCTTCTGCTACTGCACCAAGCACCATAGACACATTACCGTCCATTGGCATCTTGTTAGCAACTAAGAATTGACGAGCTGCTGTAATATCAGCAATACCAACACCAGAACCAAAAGGTGCTGTGCCAGCTATACCAACTGCATTACCAACTTTTGAATATAGACCAAGTATTGATGTGTCAACTTTGTTAGCAATTGCCGCCATAGCTGATTCAACTGTACGAGGAACAATGCCGTTTTGTACTTCACGTAGGTCTTTGTCGTTCATAATGAACTTACTTTCAAACCATTGATCAAGCACACAGTTTTTAACTGTTGGGTTAATATCGTTTACACCAGCAGATGTATGTGTGTAACCTGGTGTTACTGCTGTTGCAGCAAATTCGTTTGCAAGTGGGATTGCGATGCTTGCACCTTTCTGTGCAGCTTTTCCTTCGTAATCACGATTTACAAGTTTAGGCATTACGGCGTTTTCACGCAATACAGCTAAACCCATATCAAGGATTTTAGGGATATCATTTGTTAAAGTGTTTGACATTAAAGTCTCCGATTAGTTTATTATTAAATCCCTTCACCGAGGAGATTTGAATGTGTTCTACCGCCTTACGCGGTATTATATCATTATTTAGTCTAATTATTTAATTTACGCAATAATTATGGTTTTTTCTGGAAACTTTGTTCCTTACCCCGGTAAGTAAACGTTCCAGCACTTGCACCACCGGTGCTCTTATGTTGGTTACTTGCATCACCACCAGTACTTGTTTGAAACAAATGTGGTGCTGATAATGCTAGGTCCGTAACATATTCATTCATTGTGAGTGGTTGATTATCTTTATTGAACATAACCTCATCACCTTTCATAGCGACTACATCACCGGCATCATCGAGTTTAAATACTAAGCGACCCCTGTGTAGTACATCGTCTACGGCTGTTGCTCTAACACCTTTCTCAGCTGCAATACGGGTCAATTCTGCCGTAATCTTTGCATCTTCAAGTTGTGAGCGTAATTTATTTGCTGCTTGGTCGCGTTCTGCGTACCTAGTATCGAAGTCTGTCTTCATCGCTGCTGAGCGAGCTTCTGCACGGTTTTCAATTAGTGCCCGTACCGCTTCTTCACCTTGCTCCAGAGCGTCTTTCATCTCTGTGTCGCCACCAGCTTGTGCCATCTTCTGAACTGACTGGAACATGGTGTTGAATTGTTCTAGGTCGAGCCCATTAAGTTTTGCTTCAATTGCTGTCATCTTGTTGGTGAGCTCAACATTGTTATTGCGGAACTCATCTACTTTAGTCTTTGCTGCTACGCCTTCAACATCTAACTGATACCCCGTATCTGTTTGTTTGTAAAGTCCTGCAACTGATGCATCTAGACCATCTAAATTTTCTACTGTATATTTTAAAGCCATTTTACTACTCCTGTGACACCGTCACTTTGTTGACGCACTGCGTCTTTATGCGTTTGCATCACCATCATCAGCTTCGGCTACCACTGGTGCTTCTACTGGTGCTGGTGCTACTTTTACCGCCATACTGCTTATCAGTACTTTTTCTTCTTCAATTGTACGATCTACTGGTAATATCTCACCGCGTTGTAAATTGTATAATAATGTATCTAACGAGATAGCATTTGCTATGTATGATTTTACAAGCACATCTATTTCATTAGCTGGTAGATTAATATCTACGAAGTCTTTATTCAGTTCAACTTCAACAGTTGGTGGGATGTTCTCCCACGCACAAATCTCGTCAAACGCTGCTTGAAGAGCTTGTTCGGCAATCATTACTAATGTGATCAATGAACTATTCTCTGCACTCTGGGTTAATCGTATTGCTTCAGCTGACTCAATGCCTGCTTTGCGTGACTGCAATAAGCGTGAGCCCAGGTGCGCCATATGGTCTTCGGTCCTGTCAAGTGCTTTGGCCATTTCAGGTAAGCCTTGACCGCTGATCTCAACATATTCGGCTTTTGCTTGTGGGTTCTCTAACTTTAATATAACATCTGAGCCCAATAGTGTGTCTTTACCGTCGTCGTTAACACCTGTTATCACTAACATTGGCATCGCCACATAATGTAATGCGTGAGCGTAGTCAGCCCCTTGCTGATAATGGCGGCAGTTACTATTCACTAAGCCCATTATTGGTGACTTATCTATGATGTTGCCTGTCTTAGCCCGTGATGTAAAGATGAATGGGATGTGATCAAGTGCTTGACCCCTGTTAGTTGGGACTATTGTCTCGGTAATTTCATAACGACCCCGTACTTCACGCCAAATGTTCTGGGTATATGCACCATCTATCATTCGTAACTCTCTGTACTGGATGCCTTCGCCTGTGTTATATGGGTCTTTCTCATCGTAAAAGGTGTAATTCTCTTTAAGTACTACGAATAAGAGCGTGGCGCCGTCGTAGTGCCAGTTAATAATCTGTTCTGCTGTGTATTGTTCGATATATGGGGTGCTGTTATCGCCTTGACCCCTGTCAACTAATAGACCCTGTCTACCAATGATGACATTCTCGCGTATAATATCCTGCACCATTACATCTACTGTAGTGTCGCCAGGCATATATTCATCTGGGTGCATCATTGATGAAGGTAATTCAATTGTTGGGGGTTTGTGTGTGGCGAGGCCAATTAATCCTTCAACTGTGCGTGATGTCGCTTCATAAAAGAATGCACGCTGCTTATATCTGTTGTACTTTAACTCTTCTTCGTACTGATAATCATCGTTACTCTTGGGGAGATAGTCGCCACCCTTACTTTTTACTTGGGCTTCACCTTCGTAAAAGTCTCTGGACTTAGTCCAATCATTTATGTACCTGATGTACCGTGGGTGTTCGTGGTTGATTTCTTTCATAGCATTATTTATCCTTTATCTTCCGAATCGTTGTTTACTTACGGACATTCCACCACGACCTAACATAAGTTCCGTTAACGCCCATACAAGAGCATCCATTCTGTCAGGAGACTTTTGCGATGTTACTTCTGGGTTGAACTCAAGCATCTGGTCTTCGAGTAAACTAAAAGTACCGACGTGATGGATTCGTTGTTGTTCATATAATGCAGCTATGGGCTCAGCTCGTACCTGCTTACCCCTAGTTGCTATCACTTTCTTAAACGGCACATTTGGGTCTACCTGGGCTAATAAGTTACCAATATAGTCGCCACCGTTGTTTGCTTCTGCTACTACGCAATCAGCATTATAACGATAATACAAATCAACGGCAGTTTTACAGCATTCGAGCGGTGACGCTTTCATACTGCTATCATTTAATACATAACCCTGCGCTTGTGTGTCTGATGTCTTATTATATTTACCAGCTACTACAATGCCTGTTAAGTCCGAGTTCTCATTACTTGTGACGGCTGGGTCAATTGCAACCACCACACGCGATAAGTCAAGTGGTCGCTCTGTGACGCGATTATTGTTAATATCGTTGTAATTGAATAAAGCCCCAGGGTTATCTTCAAGAAATTCACCCATAAGCTCTTGGCGGCCCATACGAGTATCACCATACAATTCAGTCATATTCTCTTTATATATTTTGCTGAGTGTGTTATTATCGTACATTGACCCGTTAATTACTACGGTGCCTGGCATCTCCATTATCTTCTTCATCAGTCTTGTTGGGCGTGGTGTGCTAGTTATGATTGATTGTGGGCGGTTACCTAGGCGTAATGTGGTGTTTAGCTGTAGCCAGATATCGTCTTGGTACCTGAACTTGAACAATTCATCCACCCACGCATAGTGAAACTGTGGTCCACGCAATGATTCTGGGGTCTCGGCTGAATAAAGATAAGCCTTACTACCGTTCTTCCACTCAAGTACATTACGGCCTTCTGTATAGACGGGTATATTATCCGGGTGTGACCAATTAAGTATGCCACTTTCTCCTTTGACGATAACATCTCTAAGCTCTTTACTATTAGCTGCAACGATAGCTATACGGGTGTTTGGCTTTTTGGCCCACATAATTGTTGTGGCGCTACCAACCCAGGTTTTACCCCAGCCACGACCTGGCTTGTATAATACGGTGGTGTGATCGCCTTCGACGGGTATTTGATCTGGGCGGCCCATATATTTTGGGCTGTATAAGATATCACATTGCTCTGCGTACGACAATTTGCTCCAAAAGTCAACGAAAGCGGCTTTAGTCCCTAATTTATTTCTGAGCTGTTGCATTAAAGAGAGTGCTGGTGGCTCTACTTCATCTTCCATTATTCCCACCACTCAAAATTTGGGTTCCAGTATCCTTTGCGTATTACTTTCTCTGGTTTGCGGATTGGGTAAGTATCCCCGGCAATCTCTTCTGGGGTGCATACACGAACTGTCCTGGGGTCGTGAAGCATACACTGGTGACGTCTTCTATCTGCATTAAGTCTGTCTTGTTTCATATTATTCTCATATTCATATATATGGTCTTGCTGTAACCGGCATTGTAGCGCGGTTCTTGCGATTTAAATTGCATTTAAACGCGATTTAAGGATTTTATAACCTTATGCACGATAGCTGCGGTGCACAAAAAGACACCTTAAATTAAATGGGGTAAATTGGCACTATATATTGTAGCTATCGTGCTGCTAAACCACTACATATAGTGCCTAACTACGAGCACTTTCAAAGATGAGGCGATTTTATATTATCTTACGCGTTATTATCAGCATGATCTTGCTGTAACTGGCGTGCTTGGTCAACTGTGAGCACGGCTACTTTCAGTAGCTTGTTCTTACGCCTGGTGTTGTACTCAGTTGTCTTACTGGGGTTATCTTTTAACCACTGCGCTCTATAAGATAGTATCCGCTCGCGGTTGAGTTTATAGTAAGCCCGTTGTTTAGCTCTCTTCTGTTCCGGTGTCATTTATAATCTCGTCATCTATAATCTCTCCATCTATAATCTCATCATCATCATCCGTGAATAAGATGCCCATAATCTTATCTTGTACGTGGCTAACTTCTACTTGAATAGCCGCACCATCTTTACCAGTGACTGCAATCTCTTTATTATC